GACGCACACCCTCCGCGGCCGCACGCGCTCCATGACCTGGCCCCCATTTGTTGGATCGCCGTCGGACGTATTGCCCTCGATCGCGACGATAGAGGACGGACCAACGCTCTCGACGATGCCGATGTGCGAGGGCTCCCTGCCGCGAGCGAAGTTGTAGAATACGATATCACCGGGCCGTGGATCGCTGACGAGGCGCTGACGCCGGTCGAACCAGGCGAGAGCATATGGACAGTAGGCCGTCTTTGGAAAGAGCGCGTCGCTCCGGTTGAGTGAGTGGAATACCCACCAGACAAAAACGCAACACCACGGATACGCCGCGCCGCTCACCTCGCGGCCGTAATAGACGTCGTTGTATTTGACCCGATTAACGGACCGCTCCCTCATGCCTATCTGCTTACGCGCGAGCGTGAGGACGTCGACTGGCCTCATTACTGGACCTCCGGCAAGCCCGCGACGCTTGTGAGGACCGAGAGGATCCCCGCGAGGATAGACGCCGAGACGACCATCCTCCAATCGACCGCCTCGAGGACGACGGCCCCCGTCCCGATCGTCGCGACCGCCGTCTGCGCGGCCGTCTTTATCGCACGAATCGCCGCCGCGCGGGCCCACGTCCGCGTGTTCTCTCGTATCTGTCTCATGCCTGTCTCCTTTCCAGATCGTCGAGCCTCCGCGAGTAGCTTTTAGCCTTTTCCTCGAGGACGAGCGTCCTCTCGACGACCTTGTTATGCCGCTCTACGCGCTCCGATAGCTCGTCGAGGCGATACGTGATAAGCGAGATCGTCTCCGAGTGCTTTCGCTCCGCCTCGAGGCGCGCATAATGATTATTAAGCAGACAGACCAGCAAAGAGGCCCCCGCCGATATGAGTCCCACGATGATAGCATCCATTAACGCACCTATGAGAATTTGACCCCGAATATAAGGATCGGGATGTTATATGCCGCGTTGCTGTTGGCGTTGTTCGTCCTCTGCGTCGGCCCGATATGGATAGACGTGAGGTCGGTAGGATCAGAGAACCATACGCGCCGTACGTACGTATACGTGGCGGTCGTGTAGGCGCTCGCTCCCATAAATATCTGCCCCGTCGCGCTCGTGCGGCTGGAGACGTTCGTGAGCTCGTAGATCTGCGAAATCGCCGTATCGTCTGTTCTCCAGTTATCCGGAGTCGCGCTCTTCGTGTTTATGCCTTTCCAGACGATTTTTACAGCATCATATCCCGCGAGCGATGCGCTCAATGACACGTCTTGTGCGGCGAATGTGGACGACGGCGAGGCGTTCCGCCATAGCTCGACCTCGGAGTATCCTCCGCCGCTCGAGGTCCCGCCGTTCTTCCCGCGTGCCCCACCGTATCGAAAAACAGCCTCGACCGTGCTCAATACTCTATTACCTCCGTCGCGATGAGATCGCCACCCGTCGCGCGTATGTCGTCCGTGAGGCTCTGGATGCCCGAGATCGTGCGCTCGAGCACGTAGCTCTCGACGGTCTCGCCGTCCTCGGTCGTGATCTGGATAGCGTCGCCCGCCTCGACCCACGGCATCCCGCGCGCATCGAGCTCGATCGGAACGAATCCGAGCGCCGTCGCGCCTGGTGCAAAATCGTCTTTAAGGAGCGTCTCTACCTCGTCGGAGCTCGCGAGCATCCCGATTATCGCGTTTCCGCTCATGTCGTAGACCGAGAGCCCGCTCCCGATCTCCGCGGTCATCTCCTCGCCCGTGACGAGCGTGTAATTAACCTCCCCGATCGGAGATACCTCGTATTCATCGTACCAGCACTCCGAGTATTCGTCCGGCGTGATCGCATACGGATTATCTGGATCCAGCGCGGTGAGCTTAAACGCACCGTCGCGGCCTATCGCGCCGAATTGAGCGGACATCTCGACGAGGCCCGTCACGACGGACATATAATCGAGGATCTGGCTATATTGATAAAGCCCGCTCACCTCGACACCGGCGGTCGAGATCCCGAAATCTGGGATCGTGCTCGCCCCCGTCGGCGTCGTGAGGTCGTACGTCTCGACCCCGCCGACCAGAGGCGTATCAGCCGCGAGTATGGTCTCATCCGCCCCGTTGTCGAGGCTCGCCTTGAGGCTCCCCTTAGATGGGATCAGCAGACCATTATTTACATCGAGCATCCCGCCTCTCATCGGCGTATCCGCGATAAGGAGTTGAATAAAATCGGAGGTCGGCTTTATCACATAACGTGCCTGGTATGCGACGCCGCTCCCAGTGTCCGATATACCTTGATGGAATCCGACGAACGCGTAACCGAACCCCACGCGGAGGACGGCCTCGATCGCGTCGTCCTGTGTCGCATACGTCGTGCCGTCATAGCTCGAACCGGCGAGCGTGATCCCCTTGTCCGCGAGAAAAGCCTTAATCGCCGAGCGTACCGCCGCCTGTGCGGTTTTCAGTCCCGTTATGCGTACGAGACGCATACCCGAATTGGCCGCGGGGAGCCTGTAATTAATCTCGGAGCCGTACGCAGAGTGCGAAGGCTTGAAATAGATCGTGCTATATGGCTGGCCGGACGCGAGCGTCAAAATCCGTACGCCAGACGTCTGTCCACTCTCAGATATCGCGCGCGATGTGTGCGCGAATTTGTTGAGCACGTTCCGGTCGGTCGAGTAGAGATTAGCGTAGAAAAAATACGGATATAGTCGCCAGTTTTGAGGCTCGTATAGCTGTTTCGCTACAAAATCGTAAAACGGAGAGAGAGCTGTCTCCTTGCCCAGATCCGGACCATACGCGACGACGCGGCGATGCGTGAGAGCGCCGTGATTCCTCGGGCATTTGTCGACGACGAAAGTCCCGAGCGGGATGCGGAAAAAGCCGAATCCGAGGTCGCTATCAGCCTCGAGGACGAGCTCGCCGTCCCACGTCCCCGCCTGGATCTCCGCGAGGTCCGCGGAGGAGAGCGACGTCGTCTCGATCTCGTGCCAGCACGATATCGTCATCCCGAGCATATTCCCCACACCGACGGTCTCAAACTGAATTTGCGGAGATTCGGCGAGACCGAAACGGAATGAGCTCTGGCTCATGATGCTCTCGGTAAATTTGACGCTCTCGCTCACGATCTGGTCGCCATTTACGTCCGGATACTCCCCATTCGGGAACGTGACACGGAAATTCTTTCGGATATCCGTCCGTCCCTCGGTCAGATAGAGCGCCTTTACCACATCCGGAATATTAAGCATTTACCTTTCCTCCAGAGTCACGGAGAACGCGTCCACGTAGACCGGACCGCCCCCGAGGCGCGTCATAGCGGGCGCGTACGTGACATACGCGTCTATCGTCTTGGTCTGTCCCGTATTATCGCAATAAACGGTAATCGTGTAGGCATTCGCCGCCGTCCGTACCGCCGCGAGATCCGCGATAAAAGCGTTAAACGCGGCGTCGTTCGTGCCGCGGCCCTTAAAGTTGAATCGGCCGCTCACCTTTGTCCGGAGTACGTCCCTGTGTGTCGTGCCGAGCGCGTCCGTCCATGTACGCGTGACCTCCGTGTCCGATACGGCCCACGTCGGCACGACGATATTCGCGGTATAATCATGCCCATTTATGGATAAGAGCGTCATACCATCCCTCCAGATAGAGCGTTATATCCCGTCGCGCGTGTGCGGCGGTTGTTCTCGACGCTCAGCACGCGGAGCATACGCCCAGCGTCGCCGGATAGCATCACCGTGACGTTCGTCGCGCCCGATTCCATAGCGTCGTTGAGCCGCACGAGCTCGCGCGCCGTGTCCGCCTGTGCCTGTCCGGCGCTCATCTCGGGCAGATAAAGCGCCGTAGCGGCATCCTGTGCCGCCTGTCTGACCACATAGAGATTATCTCGGATCCCTTGCGCGAGGAGTGCCATCATATCTGGCATCCATTCGTCAGCGTGAGAGAGCGGTCCCTCTTTCGGGAGCGAAAAGCCGAGGCGATCCGTAATGCCCTCGCCGATACTCTTGATCCCGTCTTTGACCCATTCCCATCCAGCTTGTAGTCCTTTGACGAAATTATCGAGCATATCCGAGCCCCACGAGAGCGCGGACGTAATGAGGCTCGTGAACGTCGTCGTTATAGTCTCGCCAATCGTCGAGAGCCATTCGGACGCGCCGGAGGAAAGGCCCTCCCAGCCCGTCGACCATGCGCTCGACATATCAGACCACCACGTATTAAGCGTCTCGCCCCACGCGGAGACGCCCGTCGAGAACGCGGTCGAGATCGTCGTGAGCTTGCCGCCCGTGAACGTGTCGAGCGTATTCCACGCCGTCGTCCAGCCCGTCGTAATCGTGTTCTGGATCGTCGTCATCGCGCCCGTGAGACCGCCGCCATTGGCGTTGATCGTCTCGAGGACGCTCGTGAGCGCGCCGCCCGTCGCGGTGTCGAGAGCGGTCATCGCGCCGCTCCACGCGCTGGAGATCCCGTCGCCAATGACGCCGAGAAAGCCCTGGATGCCTCCGCCGTGCTCCTCGATCGCGGACTGCATACTCGTGAGCGCGCCGCCCGTCGCGGTATCGAGAGCGGTCATCGCACCGCTCCACGCACTGGAGATCCCGTCGCCAATGACGCCGAGAAAGCCCTGGATGCCTCCGCCGTGCTCCTCGATCGCGGTCTGCATCCCGCTCCACGCGTTAGAGACCGTGTCCTTGAGCCAGCCCGCCGCGGCCTTGACGTCGTCCCAGTGAGTGATAAGGAGCGCGCCGACCGCAATCACGCCAGCGATTATCCCGCCGATCGGCGTGAGTGCTATGCCAAATTCGCCGACGGAGAACGCGGCCGATGCGATCGGCCCGAGGAACCCGCCGACGACGCCGATCAGAGAGCCGAGCCCGCCGATAATGGAGCCGATGCCGCCGACAACGCCGCCGATGACCGTAATGATCGGCCCGACGACGGCCGCGATGCCCGCCGCCTGGATAATCGTCTCTTGCATCTCCGGAGATAGCCCGTCCCAGCGCTCTTTTAGGTCATGGACGACCTCCGCGACCTTTTCGATCACAGGGACCGCCGCGGTCATGAGGATCTCGGCGACGTCCTTTCCCACGATCTTTAGCTCGTTGAGGATCGTCGTAAACTGATCGACGGGGTCGAGCGTCGCGGCGAACGTCTCGTCGACGTTGCCGAGATTGTCCGTGATGGACGTTCCGAGCGCATCGAGAGACAGACGTCCAGAGCGGAGAGCTCCGGCAAGCTGAGGACCGGCCTTTTTGCCGAAAAGATCGATCGCGGCGGCATACGCCTCCGTGTCGGAATCCGCATTCGTGATCGTGTTCGTTAGGTCGTCGATGACCTCCCGCGCGCTCTTGCCCTCTTTCGCGCCCTCGAGGAATGCCTTATTAAGGCCCGTCATTACGGCGTTTGCCTCGATACCCTCTTTATCCAGCGCACCGAGCAGATTCGCGGCATCGCTGAAAGAGTACCCCATATCGGTTAGCGTCGTGACGTTCGTACCGAGCGTATCCGCCAGCGCGAGCGCGTCCGTGCCCGTGTCTTGCGCGACCTTGTTCAGCGTGTCGAGGACCGCGCCCGTATCATCTGCCTCGATGCCCCAGGCGGCCATCGCGCTTTGCACCGTATCGATCGCCTGGACGACGTCGACGCCGTTTAACTCCGCGAATTTAAGGAAATCCTCGGATATATTCTTGAGGTCGTCTCCCGTCGCGCCAAATCTTGTGTTGACCTCGCCGACCGCTTTCGACGCCGCGTCGAACGAAACCGGAATCGTCGTCGCCAGCGTCTCCATGATCGACGTCATCTCGTCGAGGGCCTCGCCCGTCGCGCCCGTCATGATGATTATCTGATCAGCCGCGGCGTCGTACTCGTTCCACGCGGCCATCGCGGCCGCGCCGACGCCCATGATCGGAGCCGTAACCGCCGCCGTGACGCCCTTGCCGAATCCGGAGATCTTGTCGCCCGCCTTTGAGATATTATCGCCGAGGTTTTTCATGTCCTCGCCGAGATTCTTCATCGGATTCGATATATCGTCGAGGCGGTCTTTCATCTTGCCGAGCTCGGTCTCGGCCTTGTTTAACTGCTCTTTGAGCGCGAGCGTCTTGCGGTCATTCTCGCCGAGCTCGCGGCTGTTCTTCTCGTATTCCTCCGTGAGGACCGAGACTTTATCCTTTTGATTCTCGATCTGCTGGGAGAGGACCTCCGCCTCGGCCTTGTTTTTCTTCATGGTCGACGCGTTGTCGTCCATTGAGGCGGTGACCTTTTTCATCTCGCTATCGAGCGTCTTGCCCTTTTGCGTGATATCCTTGATCGAGTCCTTAAATTTTTTCTCGCCGTTTAACGAGACATTAATCCCTACGTCCGCCGCCATGATCTACCTCTCAGAGCGCGAGGATCTCCTCCATGCTCATTTTACGCGGGACCGGAATGAGCGTGCCGTCCGAGATCCCTCTACACGTCACGAGGTCGTCGAACGTGCCTTGACGCATGTCGTCAACCTCGTCTATCGTTAGCCCCATCTCGAGGCCGTAAAAGCGCATCCACGCCAGATTTATTTCGATTTTACGGGCGCGGGCCCCTTTTTTTTTGGAGCCGGACGCGCCTCTACCGTGTGTTCGATGTCTTTGCGGAAAGCGTTAGACGCCTCCGTGATCACTACGTTATATTCGTCCTCGTCGAGGTCGAGGATCTCCTCGATCGTGAGCGGCTCGGGCACGTCGTCCGCGCCGCTTTTCGCGCGATGCTTGCACCACGCCTCCGAGAGGACCGACGCCATCGCCGCGAGCGCTGTAAGCTGTGTCGCGGTCGTCGCGTCCTTGCCCGTGATGAGCTCACCGAATCTCTCAATATTCTTCCCTGGACAGATCTCCGAGAGGTCCGCCGACGCGCGGACAGACCTCCGGAAACCCACCTCACGCCCATTTACTAACATTGTCCCTCCTCCTTTGCTCTTTAGGCGAGCAGAGCCTTAACCACGGCCATCGCCGCGGCCTCGGTCGTCTGAGGATCGCCGACCCGCTTCCAGTTGTGCGCGCTGGTGTCGTCCTTAAAGATCGTCGCCTCGAGCGCCTGTGTCTGGAAAGCGATAGCGTCCTCCTGTGTCGCGGCCTCGGTGCCGAACACCGTGAACTTGCACTTTGGAAGCACGACGCCGTCGTAAGTCGTGACGCCGTCCTCCATGTAGCGGACGACGAACCCGATACCAACGTACGGGATCTCCATCGCGTCGCCGAAATCGGAGACGTTGACCGTATCCGAATCGACGGTCACGGTCGTCTGTGCGGGGAGTCCCATGATGAGCTTTTGGGCATCATTCTTGAGCCCGTCGACGGTGAGCGAGACCGTGCCGCCCGTAAAACCGCCGCCCGCGGTCTCCGCGACCGTATTATCCGCGTAAAACGGAGTAGCGTCCGCCGCCTCGGGAGCGATAGAGACGTCTACGCCTCGCGCGAGCGCCATGCCCTCAGAGTACGTCACCGTGCCGCCCGTGTTGGTGTACTTGGCGACGTACGGGAGCGAATAACCAGTGATTACACGACCATTAGCCATGCCTTTTAACCCTCCATTTGTTCATTTACCCACGCCTCGAGAGTGCCGCGCATGGCCTCCTCGGCGTCCTTTTTTGATTGTTTGACTCCTCGCCCGAAAAAGTCATTTTTGGGCCGGAAAGACGTCCCCGAACAGATGCTCCGCGCGATTACAATATTCGGCTGGCCTTGCGGGAATTTCTTCGTTTTTTGCCCGTTATAGCCGTTAAAGCCGACGCGCCGGTCTGTCGTATTGTCGTCTTTTTCCTTAATCGGCGAAATGCCGAAACCCTCTCTGAGCCCCTTTTTCTGGACCGACGTGATCGCGTCGGGAGACTTCTCCCCCGGCCGTTTTACGGGGAGCGCCTCGATCTGTGCGCGGATACTGTCCGCGACGACCGCCGCGCCAGCCGTGACGATCTCGCCGACCGTCTCCCGCGGCACGTCCTGGAGCTTTTCGAGGTTCGCGATCCAATCCTCGAGCCCTTTTACTTGCATCTTAGCCATGATTCGCCACGCTCCACGTCCACGAGTAGTGAATGAGCGCTGTGTCGTCCTCATATTGGACAGAGTTGAGCGCCCACGCGAGCCCGAGCCCGTCAAGCGCCGCCTGGACGTCGTCGAGGAGCGGATCGAACTCCATTTTGGTAAAGAGGTCCGCCGTCCCGCTGATCGTCTGCTCGGTCTTGTGGTCGTCTGCGTACGCCGCGCCCTCCTCGCCGTCCTCGGCCCAGATAATACATGGGACGTCCTTGACGGGACGCCAATAATGCCAGCATCTCGGCGTCACGGCCGCGAGCGCCGTCCCGATCTGGCGGAGTTTACTCTGTAGCGACGTCATAAAAATCCTCCAATCGGACGAGCGTGAGCTCGACGGCGTCCTCGTCGACGATCGGCGTCGCCTGGTCGACGCGGTATTGTAACCCATCCTCGAGGATGACGTACGCCGTCCCCGTCGGTACGACCGAATTGAACGCACGCACGACCAGATTGTACTCGCGGTTTGCCCCGATCGCGGCATAAAGGCGCGTGATGCCCGTCGTCACGTAGGCGTAAAAAGCTGTGCCAGCCGCTACGAGCTTTTCGACGGGCATAAATCCAGCCTCGGCGACGTTCTGGAGCGTGTAAAACGTCAGAATACCACCGTCACGCATCCGTCGACCCCCAATTCGTAAACTCGGAGCTCATGAGCATCTGAGCCTTTTGCTCGTCATAGCTCTCTTTAAGCCGCGTAAAGACGTCCGTACTCGGCGTGCCGAAATACATCCGGCAAAAAGTGACGACCGCCTGTCGAACGAGCGGATTAATCGCCGCGTCGTCGGACGTGAGGACCGACGGATTAATGTCTGTGATCCCCATATCCTCCAGCGCCGCGGAGATCAGATCCGAGAGCTCGCCGTCGTATGCCGCGGAGGTCACGCGGCACGCGACTTTGACCTTATCGAGTAGCGCCATGCCGCGCCTCCTTTCGTCATTTCTTCTTTGTGGCCTTGGCGGGCGCCTCCTTGACCTCCTCAACGAGGCCCAGACGCACCGCGCGAGCGGCCTCGTCGTCGGGAATGTCGACGATCTGGCCCGCGGTCACCGTCAACGTCGCGTCGTTTATGACCCGGACTTTCATCCCGCGTTCACCACGGCGAAGCCGTTCGGACGGACGAGATGGATATCGGCGAGGATCTTGCCGACGATCTTTACCATGTCCTTCTCGGCCAGGCTCTTATCGTCGATCACAAACTTGAAATCCTCACCCTCGGGGAAATTGGCGACGACGCCGTCCAGATCACCGACGAGCATACCCGTCACGGTCGAGTTAAAGAGGACCTCCATGCCCGCGAAAGGATCTTCGATCTTGTCTCCCGTAGTCGTGCGCGCGTTCATGATCGCGGCATAATTCGCCTTGGAGATGATGACGACCGGATTCACGGCCTCATCGCTCAGCGCGGCGAAACCAGCCATAGCGGCCGTATTATTGAGCGGATTCGTGACCTTTGCGGACAGATCGGATGCGGCGATTTCAGCAACGACGGCGTTCTCGAGCGCGATCGCAAGCTGGTGTCCAAACTCATCCATGAGATAATCCATGAATGCCTGTCCACGGAGCGCGAGGACGGTGTCACTCACGGTGATCCACTTCTTGAAATACTGGGCGATGAACTCAACGTAGGCGAGAGCGAGCGTCTCCTCGGCGGGAGCGTTCGCGCCCTCGGTATGCTTGACCGCGCCGGAGGCGGACGCCTCGTAACCGACGCTGTAGTTACCCCGCACATAGACCTTGCGAATGCGGGACAGGATAGGGCTCTTATTCCAATCGGTCCAGATAAAGTCATCGACGATGTCAGAGACCTTAACGGTCCCGCCGGTCGCGCCAGTAGTGAGCAAAGCCCTCTGCTCGGCCGTCGCCGTGCCCTTGATATACTCGGCCAGCGCCTCGATCATCTCGTTCTTTCTTTCCTCGGTATTCACTTCTATCTTCTCCTCTTTGAACTCTTTTACGGTCTCACCCGCGCCACCGGCGACGGCGGACCGGACTTCCACGCGACGGGCCTCGTCGGCCTTGCGCGTCTCCATCTCCTCGCGGATTGCTCGCGCCTCGCTGTCGAGTGCGTCGAGATCCGCCTCGGGAGCATCGAGCTCGGACAGGATTTCACTCCTACGCGCCTCGAGCTCGTCGATCGTTGCGGTTTTCACATCGATCATGTCACACCTCCAAAAGCATTTTGATGATACGCCGCTTCCTGTCGTCCGCTCTCTTTGCGGCCATAGCGCTATCCAGCGCCGCGTCTGCGCTCTCCAGCGCATCGGCGAGGCCACGGGCCGAGATGGACGTCGCGGCGTATGCGGGGAACGTCACCGCGGAGACCTCCAGCACCCGAGCGATATCGGTAATGTGCCGGACGGGCCTCTCGGAGTCGAGCCCCTCCCATCTATCACCTCCAACGATCATCATGAACGACATACCGGTAATGTCGCCGCGCACGATCGCGGAGTAAAGGGAGCGCGCGTCGGCGTTCTGCTCTGTGTCGAGCATTACGCTTATGTCGAGCCCCTCCTCTGGGACAACTTCAAGACGCATCGTGCTGTTCGCGTTGTTATTCCTCGACCGCGCGAGCGGGATCATGTTCACGTCATGGTTCACAAGGAACCGGACGTCGCGGAGGTCTGCGTTATCGAGTGCCCCGCTGTCGATGACCTCGTCGAACCGGCCCATATCTGTCATAGAGTTGAAAACAATCGGACGGCCGGAGATGCGCGCACCGGATTCCTCATCACCCTCTGCGCGGATCTCGAACTCGAACATCCGCATTTCTTTCGTTTCACTCTTCATTCGTTTCCTCCTCTCCGACCTTAGCGTCGGCGTTGTAGTATTCCCCGCGAATTATCCGCGCATCGCCGCCCTCGACAGGCGGGAGGTTCCAGATCTGCCGCACGTCGTTTATCGACATGATCCCGCGGTCGAGCATCTGGCTCGAGACGTTGAGCTTGTCCGCGTTGCTGAGATACTGGAGTCGATTAGACGTCGCCGTGACCGCGTTGCCCTGGCTCTGCTCGCGGAGAGTGTAGAGCATCCGCGTCATCACCTCGGAAAATTGGACGGCAAAAGGTTCGACCGCGCCCTCATAAAACGCGGCCCACGCATCGCCGACGACGCGATTCTGGAGCACGTCCTCGTTCACGCCGAAATAGTCGTAGACGCTCGCGCGGATCGTCTCCATCTGATCCGCGTCCACGACCCACGGTTTACTGTCAATCTGCTTGATGTTCCGATACGTGTTCGGGAACAGGAGCAGACCGCCGCCGTCGGCGTCGCGGCCGAAATTCGTCTCCGTGAATCTTCGCCGCTCCTTTTTGAGGTCCTCGTCTTTCGTAAAGTTGGCGACCTCCGCCATAAAGCGATAGGACGCGGCGCTCTTTACGCCCTCCTCGATGCCTTGCCGCTGGATGTGGATGAGGTCCATCGTCGGAACGAGCGCGTGATTATCCTCGCCGAATAGATCACTCTTGTACTGGTGCTTGGTCATCACCCCGCACGCGTCGAGCTCGATCGCGGCTTTCTCGCCGCGGGAGAACTCGTATCGCAGATAAGGCACGTCGTTGTATTCGACGACCTTGCACCTCGACGGGAGAGGAGCATAGACGCCGGAGACCTCTCCGTACTCGTCGTATACCGGAGTGATAAACGCGGTGTTATGCACATCGAGTATTGTCGAGAGTCTATACAAAAATTGGCTCCACGTCTGGAACGTGTTCGGCCCGTGCTTGAGCTTGCTCGTCAGCGTCGGACGCGCCGCGCCGGAGATCTCTACGCCGAGCTTGGAGATGTGCGTCGCGCGCGCATTAATCGCCGCGCGTATGAGCTCGCTCTCATAGAGCCCGCCGCTGTACGACGTAAAGCGCGGCGTGTATCCGTTTAGCATTTTGAAATCCGTCGCGATCCCCGTCGTCCTCGGCCTCGTGCCGAATAGCTTATCAAAGAGTCCCATATTTAACCCTCGTTCTTTAACTGGTCCCCGATCTCCGAGAACCATTTTGCGCGCATCGTCAGACCGTCGAGCAATGCCGCCGCGCCGTCGATATGGCTTTGCGGCGTGAGCTTGACGAGCTTACCGCGCCCGCGCTCGGTTGACATCTTTACCGCACCGTTAAGGAGATGCGCTTTTAAGATATCGTTGTCGCCGATATGGATCCGGCCGTCCTCGAGCATCCCCTCGCACTCGAGGATGATAGGATAAAGATTCTCCCCCTGGTAAACGTCGTCGCATATAAAGCCCGCGGACTCGAGGTCCTTTATGAGGTACTGCGCTGAGTATCGATCGTACCCCACGCGGAGCGGGAGTATCTCATATTCCTCCACCAGGCGGACGACCCAGTTAAAAGCGTCGTGATAATCGACAAAATTGTCGCCGCTCGCCGTGAGGAGTCCGCGCTGGATGTAGACGTTATACGGCATTCCGTCGCGCTGTGCGGCCTCGTCGATGCGCTCCGCGGGGAGGAAAAAATGCGCGAACACGTAGAGCTCCCCGCCGCGCTCGATGATCACCGTGACCGCCGTGAGGTCGCGCGTCTGCGAGAGGTCGATACCTACGACCGCGTACGACGATCGGAAATCCTCGAGGCGGAGCTCCTTGCCGCACGCACGTTCCACCACCTCCGCGGGGAGCCATGCGAGCGAGGAGTTTTGTTTTATGCACGCGTACTTTGTGAGATGCTCCGCGCGCTTGGAGAGCGATCCCTGGGCGACGGCGATCTCCTCGAGCATATAATCGACGGAGACGCTCACGCCGAGATTCGGATTGCTCTTCCGGAGTTCATTGATATCGTCCCATCGCGCGACGTCGTCGATCATGTAGAGGAGCGGGAGGAGGCGCGTCTCCTTGGAGTCTCCGAGGAGGTAGCGCGTGCCCCGTTTTACGAGCTCGTCATAGATACCGTCGTTCACGTATCCGCTCGTCGTACACGCGAGGATAAAAGCGTCCGGCCTCGCGCCCATCGCGGAGCGCATAACCTCGTACTGCTTCAGCCCTTGGTCGCCAGCCCACGACGCGACCTCGTCGCATATCGTGAGGCTCGGATTAAAACCGTCGCTCTTCTTGGCGCTAAACGCGATCTTTTTCAACGTCGCGTTCTGTCCAGGGATGCAGAGATCCGTCTGGCGATGCCGCGGTACGTTGCTATCATCGTGCACCTTTTTATTGTGCTCGTCCTTTTCGCTGGTCCGCTCTTTTTCCGCCTGGTACTCCGGATCGAGCGTCGTCATCTGCCAGACCGTGTTATATACGATATCCGCTTGCTCCAGCTTGGGCGCGACGCAGAACACTCGTGAGCCGTATCCGGTCTCGCGCCAGACGTACGCCGCGATCGCGGAGGCGAGGAGGCTCTTTCCGTTCTTTCTCCCCACGACGAGGAGAATCTCGCGGAACTGTCTGTTCCCCGACGCGTCCACGATCCCGAATATCGCGGAGATCATGGCCCTCTGCCAGAGCTCCAGCACGAGCGGAGCGGGAGCGAGCGGGCCCTCCGTATGAAAACAATGCGATTCTATCCACTCGATCGCCGCTGTCGCGCGCTTTTGGTCGAAAAAAAAGGACCTTTGCTCGAGGCCCTCGATAATTCGCTCGTATGCGAGGCGTACAAATCGTCCGACGCAGATCGTTCCCGCCTTAATTCCTTGGTAATACGCCAGAATCGCGTTATCTTTAGCCTTCTCCCGTCTATTCATGCTATCACCGTGTATCTCTCGCGATTTCAAAAAGGAAAGTCCCGACGCCGATATGGGGCCCTCCGTTTTTTTTTCGCGATGGGGGAGATACAAAAAAATTTTTTTCGCGCCAGCGTCACACAATCGTCACTTTTCCGTCCGGAGCGACCGCGTAGCGCTTAATCTGAGCGCCGTGCACCTCGGCGTGACATCTCCGGCAAAGGAGTTGGAGATTCTCAAACGACAGCGAGACCCGCGGATCGTTAATGTTCTCCGGCGTGAGCTCGATCTTGTGGTGCACGATGACGCCAGGCTCTATGCGGCCATTCATCACGCACCGCTCGCAGAGCCCGCCGCGGAAATGCTTGTAGGCCGTGCGGCATTTGTTCCACGCCTCGCTCGAGTAAAACGGTTGTGCGAAATCCTTTGCCATAAATTTACCCCACGCAAAAGGACGGCCCCCAATCGGACCGCCCTCTCGCTTTTGCGCATCTACACGTTTATAGTATACCATACATAAAAGGTGCTATTTGGTGCTAAAAGGTGCTATTTGGTGTCGACTTTTCGCCCGTACGCCGCGAGAGCCTCCCCGTGTAGATGCTTTGCGCGCTCGTAGGATATGCCCATCGAGTCAGCGATATCCTCCAGCCTCTCGCCTCTAAGATATCGTCTCTCGAGGATCTCCTCGTAATTCGGCTGGCCAAGGAGGTAGATCCAGCGCGCCCGCTCCTCGACGGTCCGCTGATACGCGAGGATCGCGTCGCGGTACGCCTCCGTCATCTCGACGATCTCTCCGACGATATCGGCCATCATATCGGTCGGCGAGGTCTGCACGACCACTTTCGAGTAATCGATCCCCGTGAGGAGCGTCGCCTGGGCGCGGAGCTCTTGGAGGCGCTCGCCCATCGTCTCAGCGCGACGGCGGAGCGTCCGGATCTCGCCCAAATACTTTTTTACGCTTTTCGTTTTCGACCTCCTCTCGCATATGCTCCTCGATCGCGTCCGCGTGATCCGGCATCCACTCACGGATCGATTTCATGCACTCGCACATCGCGTAGTAATTGACCCGCTGAGGATCCTTGTCCTTTAGGACCGCCCTATATGCTTTTTGATAATCGCGCATCGTCTCCCTCACGATGGCGCTCACGATGAGATATACGCCCTCCGAGTCGAGGTCCTTTATAAGCGTCTGCCCATATCCGGAGACGTCGTCGATCGCGATATCTTGAGGCTCTACGCCCAGCCCCGCGGCGATCCGCGCGAGCGTCTGCCATGATGCCCGCCCGCTGGCCTCGACGTTGTAGATAGTCGTCGGGCCCATCTTGCACCGCTGGGCGAGTGCCCTTAGCGACGGTATCCCTTTCACCCGCATCGCGTACCGGATCGTGTCCATCGCGACGCGGAGCTCCCTATTCCTCTCCATGTCCTTTATGCCTGTTTATCGTCCTCGTCTCCATCCAGTCACAGGCGGCACGTATCATTTGCTACCTCCATCCAGTCGCCCCATTATGTAGCCAATGACGAACACGCACGCTATAAACGCGCTGATCCCTATCCAATCCGGCATTATTTCTCGGCTACCTCCATTTGTGCGCCGCAGTTCGGGCAGAAATTCGGGAAAGACTTTTCTGTAATCTCATCGATAAGGTCAACCTCGATGAAAAAGCCACATTCCGAACACCTCCACTGCAAATATTCAACGTATGGCTCCCACCACCCCCGCCGCACCGGGGCAACATCGGCGGCGGGCATATCATCCACTACATCTGCGGCTTCTGCAAAAGCGTTTGCCCACGTTGTAGTAGTTCCTTGATTCCAGTCATCATAAGCAAGATTCTGGAATCTATCGCGGAGCGCATCCGCGTCAGTCCACTTGCTCATCTTCTATATGCCCTCCATCCATCGCGCTGTTCGTGCTCTCGTAGAATTGTCTTGCCGCGCGAACAAATTCCGTGTAAGGGCCCAGTGCACAGAACAAATCTGCGTACCGCATCAAAGCCTCCCACGGAACCACATCGGTGACCGTCGGCTGTACGTCCGCGATCGCGTCGAACGTCCGCCGCTGTTCTGTGTCGCCCCACCAGGAGTAATGATTCTTCATCGCGTCCGCGTCTATTAATCTCATTTGTCCCCTCCGTATGGCTTTTTCGCCCAGCACTCGCATACGTCCTCGTATGGCGTCGAGGAAAGCCAGCGCGGGCTCTCCTCATTGACGCATACGCATTCGTCCAGGCGGTCGTCGTAGATGTGATAGAGGCAATTCGCGCACCTCTTTACCTCGCCGTAGATCATTTTAGATCGTCCTCCCCTCTCAGCATCCCGGCGATCATCCTCGCGAGCTCGCGCATCGTGTGATCGCTGAGCGTCACCTCTTGCGGCGGGAACGCTATTGTCATTTGTTCCGGCGTCTCCGGAGCGTCCTCGTTCTTTCGACCCACGTCAATCCGGAGCCTCCTCTTGAGATCCTCGTAAACCTCCCGCGAGATGTGGCCCGTCTTGCCCATCGTCGAGAGGTAAGAGCTCGTCCTCCCGCATATCACGCTCATCTCGGATAGCTTCATCCGCTTCTTTTTTGCCGCGGCGACCAGCGCGTCGAAATCGATATCAACTTGTTCCCGTGTAGATGCTCCCATGTGTTTCCTCCTTACGCGAAAAGCTTGTCCAGGTCCACGCCATCATCGACAGGCGTCATCCCGTCGTCCCGCCGCGGCTCGCAGAACTCCTGTGAATCCGCGACGACGTTCGTCGTGTAGACCTTTACACCGTTCTTTTCATAGCTCCCCGTCTGGATGCGTCCGGAGATGCAGACCCGCATCCCTTTGTGGAGATAGTTATGAGCGAAATCCGCCGCCTTGCCAAATGCGACGATGTTCGGGAAATCGGCCTCGTCACTCTTGCGGCGCTCGACCGCGAGAGTATACCTGGCGACGGTCGTATCACCCGCCTGTCGATATTCGGGATCCCTCGTGAGGCGACCCATGAGTACGACGCTGTTCATACTTGTGCTCCTTTCAATTCTCGACGAGATCGCGCTCGAGAGCGTCGAAATCGTAAACGTTGGTCTTTATCTGCGTGAATGTGTTCCCCCGCGGACGTGCGCGTTTCTGCTTGGCCTCCGGTATACCCCAATTCTTGAGGACCAGCGAGTAATTCTTGTACCGCCTCCCCGATTGCTCGCAATACTCGTCTACGATCCGTATCCCCTCCTTGACGTCCTCATGCCCGTATTTGTCGTCGAGCTCCGTGAGGTCGTGATCAGAGAGCATGACGTGTTTATACGCTCCCAGCGCATGGCGCGGAGCGCCTTTCTCTTTTACACTCTCGTTAGAGAGTGTTTTCTCTTTATATTCCTTTTCCTTTTCCTTTTTTATGGTTTTGCCGCTGGTTTCTGTTCTGGTTTTCTTCTGGTTTTCTTCTGGTTTTTTTTTGGTTTCTTCCTTGCGCGGACGACCGCCTTTTTTGCCGTTCTCGACCGCGGTATCGTACTTAGCGGAGGAGGCGTCCAGGAGCGGCCGCATGAGCGTGATAATCGCGCCCACCGTGCCCGCCGGAGGCTCCGTCCCCTCGAGCGCGTAGGCCACGAGGGAATCGTATGCCGCGAGACGCTCCGCGTCCGGTAAAAGGCTCAGCGCCTCCGCAAACGACGCGTAGAACAAAAAGCCCTTTCTCATCTCCCGTACCTCCTTGTGTAGATCATCATAAAGTCGTCCGCCGCCAGTGTGACGAGCTCGTCCGCGTCCTCTCCGGCGATTCTCGCGAGGTCTCCCGCGGAGATCGTCACGCGCCACGGTCTCCGGTTCTCCCTGTGGAACACCGTCGGGATCATCTCGTGCCCCGCGCGGAGCGTGTCCGCGTATGCGTCGCGTCTCGATTGCTCCATCGCTTTCGCGACGTTGAGATCCTGGACCCTTTTGCACTCGATGTGGATGTGCTCGAGTCCTACCACGTCCGCGATGCCTGTCGCGCCGCTCGTCTGCTGGCCGCGGCGGGCCTTTATGCCGTACGTCTCGAGCCAGTGTGCGAGCTCGATCTCGCCCCTTTTACCCTTTTGTTTGCTGTTCATTGAGTCGCCTCATGACCGTACCGTAATCGCGGCGGGAGACCTCCGGCCACGACGGGAACACGTCCGCGGGATCCTTGCCGAGCTTCTTGCATACCGCCTCGAGCGTATGGATCTCTTTCGCGTCGCACATCGCCTGTTGATTTATCGCGTTCGCCATCTCCTCGGCGGAGGCGAGCGACTCGCCGGACCCGATCGCGAGCATCCCGAGCGCTCTACCGACGGCGGACGTCTCACAGTTTTCGATAAAGCTCGTCCCGTTTATCTGGCTCGAGCCCTCCCGCTCGTAGGCGTGACCCGTCGCGAGGATCTCGCCGCGCTCGCTATAGACCGTCGCCTTAATAATGACCATGCCACCATCGTTATAGACGATCTCGGTCGTGATCGCGCCCTCTGGGCATATCGTGCGGAACGCGGCCACCCTCGCCGCCGCGGGCGCGTAGTCGTTGCCGCGGACCTTTATCGTCCGGATCTGCTCGTTCGCGAGCTTGATATCATCGGCTCCAATCATCTCTCATCGTCCTCTTATTCGCTTCCTCGAAGCACTCCCAGTGATAGAGCTCGTTCGCGCCCATCTCGACGTACTCCTCGCCGTCGACGATATGCTCTCCGCATATCTGGCACACCGGAAAACGTGCCTCCCATAGCTCGATCTCGGCGTCGTATCTCGCCGCGTCTCGGACGGGATCGTCCGTCCACATCATTTGACCGCCCCGACGGCGCTCCGGATCTGCTCGGCGTCCTTGATGATCGCCCAGATCGCGGAGATCGTCTCCGCATCGCTCCGCTCATGCTCGAGCGCGTCGCGGACCTGGTGCAAAAACGCGGCGTCCGCGAGGAGAGCGGCGTATCTTGCCGGATTTATCTCCATGCTCCAATCCTTTCCGCGAGCGTCCCGCACGCCAGCGCGGCCCCCGCTACTACGAGGAGCACGATCGCCGCCTTAATGCTCCCATCGATCACGACGCCCGTTCCCAGCGCCGCGAATGCGGCCGTGCCCTTGAAAAATCCCTCTAATGCGTTATTCATGCCTCTCTCCTTACCTTGATGCCGAGCACCTTTAGGTCGTCCAGGCTCAGCCCTCCAACGGCCTTGCTCACTTGCGCGAGCTCCCAGAGCCTCATCGACGCGGGATCGTTCATCCGCTCGGCCAGCGTCGACCGCGGGATACCTGTCCTTTTTGCGAGCTCCGGAGCGGTCATCCCCGCGTACGCCGCGCGCCCTCGTATCACGTCTCTCATTCGTCTCCATTGACGAGCTCGTCGATCGTCACTCCGAAATACTCAGCGACCTTTGCGACGGTCTCGACCTTTGGCGTCTGCGTCCGCCATTTCCCAATCGCGCCGTTCGCGATCCCCGCCTCGCGCTCGAGCTTAGCAATCGAGACGCCGCGTTCATTCGCGATCCGCGTTACATTCGTGTAAATGTCCAAATAACTCCCTCCTTTCCGCTTGCCTTAAATTAGACCGCGGTCTATGATAGAGATACGGAGTACACCTAAAACGTCCGTTTTTGTCACTATTAATTCGACCGTGGTCGTCGCTCATGTTCTATTTTATAGACTATGGTCGAGACTGTCAACAGCATTCTATAGATTTGTTTCTACGATTGGAGGATGTTCATGACTACACTCGATATCATCAAAGAATTGTGTGATCAAAAGGGAATGTCTATCTCCGCGCTCGAGCGTGAGCTCGGATTCTCTAATGGTTCGCTCTCAAAGAGCAAAATACTCTCATCTGAGCGCGTCTATGAGCTTTCACGCTATTTCAATAAGCCGATGGAATATTTCATCACGGGCGAGGTAGAGCGGACGAACGACGAGCTCAAAAAGCTCGAGGAAAAGCGCGCCGTGCTGGAGCGTATCAATGAGCTCAACGTCGCGATCATGGAGGCATATAAGCAGATCGCCGCATACCAGGCGGAGCTTGATCAGATGGGCAAAAAATACGAGGCTTTGAAAACACTCGAGGGAATAGAATGAAAGCGACGAGGCTCCCGTCCGGATCTTGGCGATGCCTCGCGTACTGTGGCCGAGACGAGGACGGCCACCAGATCCGCAAAAGCTTCTCCGGCCCCGATCGGAGGCGTGTGCTCGCGGAGGCGGCCGCCTGGGTAGACGCGCACCGGTCCGGAGGACGGCCGAAAACGGTCGGCGAGGCCCTCGAGGCTTTTCTAAACGCGCGAGATTCGTCTCTAAGCCCCTCGACGCTCAGAGGGTATAAGAGTATCCAGAGAGCGCTCACAAACGCGTCAGAGACGATTCTGGGCGTTTCTGCGTGGTCTCTGGGCTCAGAGGAGCTCCAGCGCGTCGTCGATAAATGGATCCGCGAGGGCCTGTCTGTGAAATCCGTCCGAAATCGTCTCGGTCTCCTCTCCGCGGCGGTCACCTCATGCGGCGGCACGATGCCCTCCGTCGCCCTCCCGCAACGGGCGGAGCCAGAGCTCCGGATCCCCGACCCCGACGCCGTCCAGGCGCTCATAAAGAGCACTCGCGGCGAGCTCTGGATCTGTCTCATGCTTGCCGTGTGCGGGCCTCTCCGCCGCGGCGAGATCTGCGCGCTCACGATGGACGATATCGACGCCCGTCACGACGTCGTGCACGTCCACCGTAGCGTCGCCTATAAGGACGGAGGCGGAACGGTCGTAAAGCCTCCGAAAACGCGCTCCAGCGACCGCTATATCCTCATCCCGCACGAGGTTATCGAGGCCATCGTCGCGCAAGGATACGTCACGCGCTGGAATCCGCGCGAGCTCTATTACCACTTCAAGCGCGCGCTCCGGTCCGCGGGCCTCGAGGACTTCCGCCTCCATGATCTCCGGCATTACTCGATCTCGGAGCTCCTTGCCGCTGGCGTCGAGCCGATTTACATCGCGGAGCGCTCCGGACACGCCACCCTTGGCACGATGCGACGATATGAGCACATCCTCGCCGCGCGCCGGAGGGAGGTAAACGAGACGATCCTCGGGACCTTTTCCGGCCTCTCGTCGTGATCACTTTCCGTGATCACTTTCCGTCCGGAGCACCGGATTTTCGTCCGAATCCTCGGACGCACGTCCGAATCCTCGGCACGAAAAAACCGCGGAGATATGGGAAATCCCATAAATCCGCGGTTCTTTGGATATGAGCGATGCGGGAATCGAACCCGCGACGCGTGCCGTATTTACGCCGTTTTTCCGCCATCGTGAACACTTTCGTGAACGAAATGGGCTCGGAGCGCCTCCTTTTTTTATAAAAAATCCCCCCGCGGCATGGGCATACCGCGAGGGCATCAAAAGGGAGGACAATGCCCGACCCTACGGTCGGCTAAGATATTGCCCGTCTGTAATAGGCGAGGCCCCAAAAAGGGAACGTCACCACCAGAACGGGCGCGAAAAAGACTATGAAAAGAGCGCGCCCCATGTCTCGACACCTACGACACCATCGACCTCGATCTGCGCGCGAGTTTGAAATGCGCGGACCGCCGCGGCCGTCTCCGGCCCGAAATCGCCGTCTATCTGGACGGGGAAGCGTCGGAGCGTCAGCGCGTTTTGGAGTAGCTCGACCCACGGGCCCGTGTCTCCCTCTCGGATCGTCGCATAACCCGAGACGTCGACGAGCGGCTCGCTCGCCGCATAGGGCGGACGTGCAAAAGCGACGCACACCCTCC